TACTCCTGTGCCTATTACGGCATTTTTACTCATTTCATAATAAGTGTTTCCTACAAATGTGCCTTGATTTGTTCCTCCGTTAAGATAATACGAAACCGAAGAACCGCCACCACCTCCTGTTGGGAAACTAGCTAAAGTACCATCTCCCCTTATATATTGTGAAGCAACACCTGCTCCTGTTACTGCAATCGTTCCATTAGCCGTTAAAGGGCTATTTGCGACACTAAAAGCACTCGGCATAGTCAAACCTATGGAAGTGATTAAAGTAGGGAAGGTTGTCAAGTTTCCTGCTCCGTTTACATATTGAAGATTTGTTCCGTTAAATCCTATGTTAATCGTTCCGCTTGTAGTAATTGGTGAGCCTGTGATATTTAAACTATCTCCGCTTTCAGTAACCGCTACACTAGTAACTGTTCCTGTCGCTCCTGAAGCCCTTTGCCATATTGAACCGCTATAAATAACTTGGTCTCCTACTACAAAAGCTATCGCACCAGCACCGAAGTTTACTGTACCTGCAACATTACATAAGTAAACATCTCCTTGATTTCCTGTGCCATTTACAAGGGTTGGTGTGTTAGTAGCAGCATTCCAAGTACCCTTATACTCCATTACGGAGTTAGGTAATTGAGCAACTAGTATCTTACCATTTACATCAAGCTTAGGAACTCCCCCAGCTACATCAAAAGCCAATGAGCTTACCACCCCTGTAGTACCTACTAAAACACCTGTAAGACTCTTAACCTTTGTTTCCCCTGTTATTTGTATTTGACTGCTCATCTATATTAAGTTAATTTATTATGCGAAAATAGCCCTTATAAACTCATCTGATTCAAGTGGCCTTGCAGTTGCAAAGGTAATAACTCCTGTGGCACTATTAAAGCTAACATTCTCATCCGTTGGTACACCGCTTGTAGCTATCGTTCTAACCTCTACACCACCTCTTGTAACCGATATACAATTAGATCCGATTGCAGCTAAGAATGTAACACTTGTTTCACCACCTGCTGCCGTATAAGAATAACTATTCATTGTTGATACTGTTAATGATGTACCTCCACTTATAACCTGAGTTCCTGTTATTGAATAAGCACCTGTTCCTTGTAATGCCAATGAATAAGTAGATGCACCCTCTACAGGAGCACTTAAACTGATTGATGTAATGTTAGCAGTACCACTTACTATTGAGTAGCCATAGGTATCACTTGCATCTGCATTGTCATTGTCTATAGAGAATCTAACATCTATTGAAGCTCTGTCTAATTGCTTCTGCATTAAAGCAAGATAGGAGTAACCACTTAAGGCTATAAACCCATCACAATTAACAGTCCATGAAGTAATGTCATTTTTAAACTCCCTAAACCAAGCTGATGTCTGAGAGGTTACTTCTACTTGTTCAGTAGATGCCTCAAATGAGCAACTTGTAGAAGCTCCCATTGGAGTTCCTAGTGGTATAGTTGTAGTTACTTGAGCTTCGTTACTTGATTGGGTATAAAGGGTAATTTGGTTAGTAGTTGTACCTGCGTAAATAACCTTAATTAGAAGCCTATCTGTGGCAGCTATAGTCGTTTGAGTGACTGTCATCGCCGTAGAATATAAGGTCTTTGCTAGGGCCGTTAAGGTCGTTGCTGCCGATGTAAACAATAAGGTAGCAACACTACCATTATATTTATATAATTGATACTGAACTTGAGCACCTGCAAAGGCAGTTAAAATAGAATAATAAGCACTAAAAGTCCAAGTACCTGCCGGTATGGTAGTTACACCAGGATCAAGAGCATCCGTAATAAAAGAAGCTATTGTACCTGCTCCTGTTTTATTAAAGTCAACTGAAGTACCTGCTACTTGGCTTCTGCTTAATTCCTTACACACAATACTATCAAAAGTTCCTTGTGCAGTACCTCCATTAAAGTAATAGATAGCGTTGCTATCATATTCATATAAAACTATATTCGTTCCGTTTATTACTGATGCCATAATTAAAGTTATTTAAGAGCCTAAATATTTTATTGTTTCTACTGATGCGTTATCGGTATTTGTAATCTCTAATAATTGCAATGATGTTGTTCTATCTCCATAACTATCTACAGTTAATCTATTGGCCATAAATGTTTTATTATTATAGCTTAAGGCATCTGTAGCAGAATCCACTACTGCATATTTCTTATTCAAATATATGGTACTATTAGTAGATTCAGATATACCTAAATCACCTTCTAATGTAGCAAGGTTTTTATTAAATATGTTTGAGTATTGTCTGCATATTAATTGTGTTAAAGTACTATATGTTCCAGCCTTGCCATATCTATACCAATTCTGTAATTTAACTAATGAGCTACTAAACAATGAACCAACATTATTAGATACTGTTAATTCAGGATAGTTTGCTCCATATGGAGTTTCTATTTCTTTTAATAAAGCTTCGTTTGTGCCTAATTTTCTTTGAATCTCAAGTCCATTAAATACAGAATTTGATTGCGTTAAGGATAGATTATTAAATCTAAATAAACTAGAAGCAGTACTTACTAAAAAGCCTATACTTACATATCCTATTGCTATATCAACATTATTAAGAGTGTTTTTACCAAATGGTATCTCTAATGAATACGATTGCCTTGGCCTTCTATCGCTTATTCCCCCTATAAGCGGATCTGATGGTGGTATTGTAATATATGTATTTACATCATCTGACCATTCCCCATTTGAATTTAAACGATATTCATTAGAGCCAACAAATAATCTTACAAATAAATTGCAAATTCCTACAGTTCCATAACCTAATGTAGAGTATAGATTATATCTAAAAGATAATGTTCCATTATAATTACCCATTTTAGGTAAATACCCTAGAGCCCCTATTTCACCTGTTGTCTTAAACGAGGCTACACCTGTTCCTGATTGTTGTATCCTAACATCATTAAACTCATCATCAGGGTATTCGTAAACAGTTAAAGAGCCTGTACCAGACAAACCAGCAGTAAAGCCAATTGGAGCAGTAGTGGAGTTTATATATTGCTTAAAATCACCATCATTTATATAGTTTTTAGCATAGGAATATGGTGTTGTTACCTTAAGCCTAGAATACCCCTTTTTTGTTATTTTGGTTTGACTATTATTAATAAAGTGCACATTGCCTTCACTATAAGGATCAATAGAAATGCCTGTGGTTAGTGTACCTGATTCTGTTAAATAAACAACGGTATCTAACAAGTATTTTGTATAATAGTTTGTTGTACCAGCCATTTCATTTATAGACATAATCCACCAATTACCTTGGTATTGGAATAATCTACAACCAAAAGATTTAACAATATTATCTACTATTGTAAAGTAATCTAACCCTACAAAATCTCTTCTAAATTGATATGTTTGTACGAATGGTTCGTTATCCGTAGAAGTCGCCCTATCCATCATCCCTTCTGCAAAATAAGAGCAACAAGAATATAGGTAAGTATAAGAATCGTACCCGATGCTATATAATGCCGTATTTAATACACTCAATAGATTTGTTATTCCGTTTGTATTGCCTTCTAATGCACTATATGTATTATATTTTAAATATGATAAAGCATCTACACATACAAAATTAACCTCTTGGTTTCCTGTTGTAAATGGTAAGTTTATATAATCATTGAATAAAAACCCCTTCCATTTTATATTGGTACTTGCTCCTACAATATTTACTAACTCTACATAATATTTCCTATCATCTGCATTTAGCAAATCAGGGAAGTTATCATAATCATCTTGAGTTGATATTAAAAAAGAAACATTTAATTGAGATGATATAATTCCTCCCAATGGATCTTCTTCGTTTGAATTAGGTTGTAATAATATACTTGTAGGCTGATATGTTTTAACAGTAGAAGTGTAATCTTTTTCATAAATATTTACAACTAATGTTGAACCATTACGAAGTACTTGAGTTAATGTATATCTTAATCCGTATGCCATTATACTAAACTTATATTTTGTCCTTTAAGATTTGATGCCTTTTGTGCCCTATTTACAGACAAAAGTAAGTCTTGCCCTCTTAACATAAATGTTCCTCCTCCTCCACCGCCAATCATGTCTTTAAGCTTGTCTAAAGGAGCAACTACCTCAGGGTTTGCTCTAGCACCAGGATATTCACCCATTAAGCCATATGTAGGCCCACTAATAATACCACCATTAGCAAACTTTCTTGGTGCATTTGAGCTACTACCACTATTAATTCCACTTTTTCCAGATTGATTTAAACTTGACTTTAACGCTGCTCCTGCTGCCACGGCTGCAATACCTGCTGCTATTGCTAATAATGCTCCCATTGGGGTTGTAGTTTCTAATGCTTTTAATGCAGCTAATTTAACAGTTCCATATGCTATTAATTGTTTACCTAATGCCTGTATAGCATCTGCAAGTAAATTACCAAACGCATCCAAGGCATCTACATTTTCTCCCATTAAAGCTTTACCTATTGAATCACCTAATACAAATAAAGAGTCATTAATAAAACTTTTAATAATACTATCTATTGCCTTTGTTGTTTCTTCCCATGTACCACCTAGGCCTTTTAGTTTAGCGGTCATTTTATCAATAGCATCTAAATAAACACCTAGCACTTTTGGATCAAATGTAAAAGCAGCTAATACTGCTAATTTGGCTAAAGCTTGTTTTGTATCCTCTATTCTTAACCTTAAACTATTTCTATTTAATTTATCTTGAACATTTAACTCTGTTTCAATGCTACTTGTTTGCCTTTTAGCAAAAGCAATTTGAGCAGCTAGTTTTTCTTTTTGAATCTGATCCCATACCCTATTAGAATCATTATATATTTTAGTTTCAAAATCTATATTAGCTTGTATGCTATCTTGATTTCTTTTATATTCTATATCATCATAATGCTTGGCTATATTTAACATATTCTGCCTATATTCTGCATAATATGTTGTCGAATCAGTATAACCAGCAGCTCTCATCGTTTCAAGATTATCAGCTAATTGAAGTCCTGCCTTATATTCCTTTTGCGCTCTTACATCTAATGTATTAATAAAGGCTTGTGTTTCCGCATCATTGGCAGCCTTAATTAATCTAGCTTGTTCTTTAGCTAGTTCTAATGGTGTTTTACCGCCTTGTTTTGTAGGCTTTTTAGTATAGTCATCTAATTTTTTTACAGATGTGACATTACCATCAATAATATCTTTATATAATTTGGTTTCTTCATTTAAAGATTTTTGTTCTGCTTCTATACCTATTAAATTTTGTTTGCCTCTGTCAAGCGACTCATAAGCACGAACCAACATTAATGGCCCCTTAGGAAGGTCATCAAGCATTTTCACAAACCTTTGTGTAAAGGTCATTTCATCTAAAGTAAGACTCTTGACCTCTTTATATAAATTTATCTCTCTTTCTTTTTGAGTAGCTAAAGCTTTATTTTTCTTTACAGTTAAATCGTTTTGCTTAATAGCAAGCTCCTCTAATGTTTTTTCAGCAGCTTTTACTTGAGCATACTCCCATATAGTTTTTGTTAAATCTTTATAAGATTTATCTGCCTTTCCTAGTGCTATATCTTCATCTGAATATAACCCTAATAATCCTGGGTATTCTTTTTTTAATTCTTGTGCTGCTATTAATCTTTCATCCATTGAAACATTAACATCAGTAGCGACTCTGTATAAAGACTCTAATTGTATTGTTTCATTAGAATATGCGGTAGCTGCTTCTTTGGAAAAATTAGTTGTTAATTTTACTGTATTACCAAACTTAATCATTCCATTATCCCATGCAGTAAAAAAAGCAATAACTGCTGAACCAACTAAATATAATGGCCCTGCGACTCCTGCTATACCACCTAAAAGAGCAGGTAGGTTATTCTGAATACCTCTAAATCCATAAGGCAAATCCTGAATAACTAATGCAAGATTTGTCCATTGCATATTTGATTTTTTAAGTTGGGCACTAGTACTTGCTATAGATGTTGCAGCAACATTTTGAGCAACACTAAATCTTGTAAGACCAGCAGATGCGTTATCTAAACTTTGTTTTGTAAATTTTAAGTCTAAATTATTTTCCTTTAAATATTGACTAAGTTTCTTTGCTGATGCAGGAACATTCCCTAGATCAAAGTCAAAGACTATCTTAACCATTTGATTATCTGCCATTATATTATAGGTTTAACAATTTTATATTTTTCTAAAACCGATTTTAATTCTTCTTCTGTCATCACTCTCTGCTTTACAAAGTTACGAGTATCACAGTCTAATTCAATAAGCTCTTGTGGCTTAACCTTCTTACCCTTTGGTAATTGGATATTGATTAGTAAAGTTGTCTGCCATCTAGTTCTAATCCATTGTTGCTCTTCCTCATGTCTATATCCGTACCACACAAAATCTAATTCAGCCATGGTCATCTCCCAAAACAAATGGGGAAGCACTTTGCACTCCCCCATTGTATATCTTTCTATGTCAATCCACTCTAATTTTTTTTTACTCCATCTTTTT